CGCGGACTTCATAGTAGAATATATTTGTTTCTGTTCATCAGTTAGTTCTACTTCTCTTTGTATATAAGTTTTTTCTGGTAGATCTAAACAATCTTCTTTTAATACTCTGTAAGAAAAAGGTTTTAATTTTTCTGATAGTTCAGCTAGTTTTTTATAACCACCTACAATCTGTACTCTACGTCCACCAAAGTTACGGTCTAGCATTGTTGCATATCTATTTCTAAATGCATAATAACTATCAAACCCTAATAAAAAACTGTCAAGAAAACCACACTGTGTATACAAATCTAATGGTGACTTTGTTACAGGCGAACCAGTTAGGATTCTCCTATACTTTGCAAGCAAACCTAACGCAAGAATAGCTTTAGTTCTTTTAGCAGTAGGAGTTTTTATCGTTGTAGATTCATCGATAGCCATTAATGTATTATGGCAATTAAGAAACTTTGTGGCAAACTCTAGGCCTTTCTTTGTCGAAAATGCTTCTACATTCATTACAAGGATGTGAAGGTCTATGTCTACTTTAAATAATTGCTGATACTCTTTATCCTTTGTTTTAGATGTAGTCGCAGTCCATAGTATCGTTTTGTGATCTATATGACCAGGTAAATGATTTGGTATTTCTCCAGAAAACCAGTTTCTATATACACCCTTTGGTGCTATAATTAACGCCGCATTTATTTTACCTTTATCATATAGCATAGCAATATTATCTACTAACACTTTTGATTTACCTGTACCCATTTCCATAAAATATGCATACTCTTTTTTATCCCACGATTTTTCTAACGCAGTAATTTGATGGTCGTATGGTTTTGTCTTAAATTTATAATTCATAATTTTTTTCTTCTTTCTAGTTGACAATTATATAAACACTATTATATAAGTTGTCAAGAAGTAAGAAATGAAAAATAAAATATTTGAGTTATACAAACCAGATTCTTTAGCAAGCTTTTTAGAATTTCATAAAAGCAACCCTAAAGAAAAATTTGTTTATGTAATTCAACAACCACCACCTAATATAAATATATTAAGTGCGTCTGATTTTGGTTATCTTGTAATATGCTTACCCAACAGGGACCAAGCAATATTTTCTACTGCACCTTATGTGCAGAAGATGAGAAAAAATTTACAAGATTTTCGTAAAGAAGATTATTTACTTGCTGTAGGAGATCCTGTAATAATAGGTATCTCAACTTGGCTAGTAGGTGAAACTACAAACGGACAGTTCAATATGTTGAAGTGGGATAAACGCGAATATAGATACTATCCATTAGAAGTGGACGGATATCAGAAAGGATAACAATGAGTATAAAACATAATATAAAGATCAAGACTTTTACAGGAAGCGGTAGCTTTGATGTAAGAGAAGAAATGTTAAAAGATTCAAAAGATCTTTTAGATAATGTAGAGGTAACAACT